GCGTCGTGCGGTGCGCCAACACCTACGGCTAAAATAAAGAGCGCTCAATTAAGGCATTTCTACAATATTTTATCGTAAGTCCGTTCCTCGAAAGGAAAAAGTTTACCACTGCGGCGCGGGCCTCCCCCGGCGCATTTCAGCGTCGTAGTTTGGCTCCCGTTGTGGAATTCGAAAAAATGAGCGGTTGTTTAATCCGCACAAGTTTTGGTGCAAATTGGAACCTTCCAAACGTAAAATCGTCCCCGGCGGCCTCTGAGATGACTAGAGGATTTGGCCAAGGAATTGGTGTAAATGTTGAGGTGGTTCCAAATGAGGCCGATGAAAATGGCCTATATCTGAGTTCCAAGAACCTCCGGGCTCTTGGATTGTTGTGATCGATAGCTTTGATGACATCAGCTTCGGTAACAGTTGCTGGTGTTGTAAGCAACCTGATCGGGTAATTGGTTGATGATGGTACGCTAACTTCTAGATGAGTTCCAGATTCGCCAATCTTCTTGACTGAGGCGTCCGGTAGCATGAGAGATGAAATTCCGAAATCGTAATTTCGCAAAGGTAGTGTTGCGAAAGCATCATTTGCGTAGTTGTACCCGATCGCAGATGCGTCGGGACGGAAATATGGCTGTCTTGGTGGTGTGTCCATTTCAATTTCCTGGGAAACTCTGAAGTCCCAATAACCTTGATCATTGCGAACTGTCGGATCACATAGATCGGACAGCAATTTTCCAGTGAAAGCACTGGCGTTGATGATGTTAGATGGGTGGGTCGTTAGATGGAAGCGACGCGACCCACGTGCGTATGCGTACATTGCCCCGATGTAAGTGAGGTATGTATCCATTTCTGAGAGGTTAGGTGTAGTGCCTCGAGTGGTTCCAGTAGGTGCGATGTTGCGTCCATACAGGACAGAGTCTTGTGAGCCTTCCATAGTTCCAAAGTAATCCAAATCAATTTCCAATACGTGATTGGATGACGGGTAGTCTGATGTCATGACTCCTGCTGATGTAACATTGTGTGGAAACATGTAGTATGATGGGCTCATGCGCTTAGTGAGTTGGCGCAAATTAGTGATAACCTCTCCAGTGCAAAGCTTTGCGCGCTCGACTGGGTTAATATAACTTGGAGGCATCCAGGCTGAGAAATCTGAGAGATTTTGAGTTGAATTCTTATTGTAAGGATCCTGCATGGCTTCGGCATAGGCCATTCTGGGTGAGCTTGGTCTTGAGGGCCAGTCCACTTCGTCGAATGCTTCTTGAGCTAGTTCGACGTTCATGAGTCGTGTGGGAACGACGCCCATTTCTGGTTGATAATGAACGGTTCCATCAAAATATTTTCCTGTATAGTCAATTCGTTTTGCAGCTGGGTATGCAGGGCGATAATTGCCCAAAGTTGGTTCTGAGAAGCAAATGTCTTTTCCTCCACCCGTCCACAGAAGCATATTTACTGAAGAAGATGCGGTTGAAGGTGCAACCAATTGATTAAGAACAAAAATAACAACAGCTCCGTTAGAGCATTTGCGGAGTCGGGCGCGCGGTTCAATACCGGTCGTCTCTCCGTTGACTAGATATTCAACGGCATTGTTGTCAAGAATAGTGTTGAGATAGGCCGTGTTCCCAAGGTATGGAACCTCGAATTCGATATGCGAGTTGTCTGTGATATCCCATACAATGTTAAAATTGTTTCCAATCTCCGTGATAGAGAAGGTCCCAAGTGGATCAAAGTCCGGAATGTATGCAAGAACTAGACGAC